GACGCTGGAGACGCTGGCCAAGATTGACAGCACCCAGGTCAAGGACACGCTCGCGGTCATGGACACGCTCGCGGCGCAGCAGCCGCCCGTCACGCCGCCCAGGCCGGTGCTGTAAGAATCGGCACGGTGCCGAACGGTTGCCGGCTGACCGCATCAGCCGAGAGGGAAGACGGATGGGAATCAGGATCGAAGTGACGCAGCCCGATGGCACGCAAGAGGTGCATGAGGGCAACGAGGACACCACGCCCGAGGCAGACGAGGGCGAACAGGTTGCGGCGGCTCAGGGCGCACCAGACACGCCTGACCCGTCTCCCCAGGCTGATGCCCCTGCAGCCGCCGCACCCGAACCCGACGAGGTGACGGTCAGCATCGGAGACGATGCGCCGCCAGCCGAGGACGAGGAACGCGCCGCCCCTGAGTGGGTGCGCGACCTGCGCAAGCAGCACCGCGAACTGCAGCGCAAGGTGCGCGAGTACGAGGCGCGCGAGCAGGCCGCGCCGGCAGGCCCGAAGCCCGTCGGCCCGAAGCCCAAGCTCGAAGACCACGACTACGACACCGACCGCTACGAGACGGCGCTGGAGTCGTGGTACGCCCAGAAGGCCGCAGCCGACAAGGCCGAGCGCGAGGCGCAGAAGCAGGCCGAGGAGGCGCAGAAGGCGTGGCAGGCCAAGCTCGATGGGTACGGCAAGGCCAAGGCCGACCTCAAGGTGCGCGACTACGACGAGGCCGAGCACACGGTCATGGAAACCCTGAGCGTCACCCAGCAGGGCGTCGTGCTGCAGGGAGCCGAGAACCCCGCACTCGTCGTCTACGCGCTGGGCAAGAACCCGAAGAAGGCCAAGGAACTGGCCGCCCTCACCGACCCGGTGAAGTTTGCATTCGCCGTCGCCAAACTGGAGGCGCAGTTGAAAGTCACCCCCCGCACCAAGCCACCCGCGCCCGAGCGCAGCCTGCCGGCAGGCACCGCACCCGTCAGCGGCGGGTCAGATACGACGCTGGAGCGGCTGCGCGAGGAGGCGGCTCGCACGGGCGACATGACGAAGGTCGTGGCGTACAAGCGGCAACTGGCGGCGAAGGCGCAGGCAAGGGCTTGACGCCCCGGCCGAGTGTGGTACATTCGGCCCAATCGCACCGGGTTTCGCCAGCCCTCAAGTGGCAGTAGCGACCAGATCACGAGTGGCCGCCCGACTCTGACGGGGTGAGTAAGCAGGCGCGGCAGTAGCCGCAATCGTTCACTCATTCCGATCAGGAGCCACAAATGGCCAACGCTTTTTCCAAGGAAGAGCGCGTTCAATTCGAGAACATCCTCGAAGGATTCCAAGACGCCCTCGTGCTTTCCCGCAACGTCGCCGTGTTCAACACGGATCAGACGATGATGGAGCGGACCAACAACGTCATCTGGCGTCCGCAGCCCTACATCTCCGTGTCCTACAGCGGCACGGACATGACCTCCAACTTCGACGACTACACGCAGCTGTCCGTCCCCGCCACCATCGGCTTCAGCCGCTCGGTGCCGTGGATCATGACCGCGACCGAACTGCGCGACGCGCTGCAGGAAGGCCGTCTCGGTGATGCCGCCAAGCAGAAGCTTGCCAGCGACATCAACGTGGCGATCATGAACGTGGCCGCGCTGCAAGGCACCGTGTTCGTCAAGCGCGCCGCCGCCGCGTCGGGTTTCGACGATGTGGCCGAGGTCGAAGCCGCGTTCAACGAGCGGGGCGTGATGGCCGAGGACCGCAACCTGGCGCTCTCGACCCGTGACTACAACGGCATGGCGAGCGATCTGGCCAAGAACACCCGCAGCTTCGGCAACGACATCTCCGACAGCGCGCTGCGTCGGGCGTTCGTGGGCCGCGTGGCGTCGTTCGACACCTACAAGCTCGACTACGGTCTGCGCAAGACCGCCGCAGCGGGTGGCGCTGGCCTGACGATGAGCACGCTCGTCGGGGCCAGCAACTACTGGGTGCCGAAGGCGACCAGCGTGGCCGCCACGGGCGAGGTGTCCAACGTGGACAACCGCTACCAGACGATCACGGTGTCCAGCACCACGAACGTCGCGGCTGGCGATGCGTTCACCATCGGCAACGTGTTCCAGGTGCACCTGATCACGAAGCAGAGCACTGGCCTGCTGAAGTCCTTCCGCGTCATCAGCGTCCCCAGCGCGACGACCCTCGTGATCAGCCCGCCCATCATCTCCAACCAGGGCGGCAGCGACGCCGAGGCGCAGTACCAGAACTGCACCATCCCGACGACCTCGGGAACGGCTCCGATCACCTTCCTCAACACCGTGGCGGGTTTCATGAACCCGTTCTGGCAAAAGGACGCGCTCGAAATTCTCCCGGGCCGCTATGCGGTGCCGAGCGATGCGGGTGCGGCGGTGATGCGTGCCTCGACGGACCAGGGCCTCGAACTGGTCATGACGAAGCAGTACGACATCAACACGATGAAGACGAAGTACCGGCTGGACACGCTGTACGGCGTGGTCAACAAGCAGCCCGAAATGTCCGGTATCGTGATGTTCTCGCAGACCTGACGACACGCGGGCCGGGTAACACCGGCCCGCATCGCAACCGAACAAGGGCCTTTCCACCATGTCCTACTCAACGATTCAGCCGCAAGGCAGCGCCACCGTTGTTCTGTCTGCGGGACAGCGCATCGTCGTGCAGACGCAGGGCACCGCCACGGTTTCCCAGGTTCTCGCCTTTCCGAACTACCCGTCGCAGAACAGCCTGCTGCAGACCGTCATCAACACGACCTACACCTCGTCGGCGTTCGCCAACGGGGGTGCGGTCGTTGTCGAGGCCGGAGATTTTCCGGTGTTCTACGAGGTGGGGACCAGCCCGCATGTCGGCAACGACGGCGACTGGAACCTCCAGAACGATCCCATTGCGCTGAACGCCACTGGTGACCTGACCGCAGCGATGATCCTCGGCGGCATCGTGACCTCGACCACGGCAGCTGCCGTGACGGCCACGCCTCCGACCGGCACCGTGCTGGACGCTGGCACCACGCTGGCGATCAACGACTCGGTTGACTTCGCCGTGATCAACACGGGCGGCGCGAACGCCTTCACGATCTCCGTGGGCGGCGGCGTGGCGGGTTGCACGCTGGTCGGGAACATGGTCGTGGCTGCATCGAACTCGGGCCTGTTCCGGGCGCGCAAGACCGCTGCGGCGACGTACACGATCTACCGCATCGCGTCCTGATCGGTGGGTTGAGGCATGACGCGGGCGGTGGTCTGAGGCTGCCGCCCGCGTTTTTACATCGGGAGACTGAGATGCCGTTGAAGAAGGGCTACTCGCAGAAGTCGATCTCGGCCAATGTGTCGAAGGAGATGAAGGCTGGCAAGCCGCAGAAGCAGGCCGTGGCCATCGCGCTGAACACGGCGCGCACGGCTGCCATGAAGGCCGGCAAGCCGAGCAAGGGGCCTGCGCCGAGGGCGAAGAAGTGAAGACGCCTCCCGGCCTGTACGCAAACATCGCAGCCAAGCGCAAGCGCATCGAGGCCGGCAGCGGCGAGAAGATGCGCAAGCCTGGCGCGAAGGGCGCACCGACCGCCGCTGCGTTCCGTGAGTCGGCAAAGACTGCCAAGAAGGGCAAGAAATGAGCGACCAGATCGCCGTCTATCGCAGCCCCGGCCCGCACTGGGGGCCTCCGGGCACGACCTACGACTGCAAGGGCGTATCGCCCGAGGAACTCACGCAGGCCATCGCCGAGGGCTGGCGCGAGTCTTACCTGGCTGCGCTGGGGCTGGAGCCTGTGAGTGCGCCGGCCGCCGAGGTGCAGCCGGAGCCCTCCGACGACGCCCCGCCGACCCGGGCCGAGATGCTGCAACAGGCTGGCCTGCTGGGCATCAAGGTGGATCGTCGCTGGAACGACGAGACGCTGCTGGCAAAGATCAACGCGGCAATGGCTGCCGAACCCGCTACCGACGACCCAATCTGAGGACCGAACCATGATCTACGGACCCTTCGCCCCGCGTTACGGCGCTGGCCAGACCATCGCAACATCGGTTGCCTCTGCCGCCACGACCATCGGTGTGGGCAGCAAGTGCCTGCGGCTGATGAACCTCGACGCAACGAACGCCATCCATGTGCGCGTGAGCCAAGGCACCAGCACGGCCACGACCGCAGATCTGATGCTGCGGCCGAACCAGACGATCATCATCCAGAAGGCGCAGGACGCCGATACTGTGGTGCACATCGCTGCGGCCGGAACCCCGAACCTGCGCGTCGAGCCTGGCGAGGCGGGCATCTGAGGCCGGCATGAGCTACACCAAGCGCCAATTCGTGGAGGAAGCCTTTGCCGAACTCGGCATGGCGAACTACACCTTCGACCTTCAGCCGCAGCAACTCGACACTGCGCTGCGCCGGCTGGACACGATGATGGCGACCTGGAACGCCAAGGGCATTCGGCTGGGATACCCTCTGCCGAGCAGCCCGCAGGACAGCGACCTAGACACCGAGACGCAGGTTCCCGACAGCGCGAACGAGGCCATCGTGGCCAATCTGGCCATCCGGCTCGCGCCGCAGTACGGCAAGCAGGTTCAGATCGACACGCGCACGACGGCCAAACTCGGCTACGACACCCTGCTGGCGCGTGCCGCGTTCCCTGCAGAGCAGCAGTTCCCCCGCACGCTGCCGCTGGGCGCAGGGCAGAAGCCGTGGCGCTACGACACGCCGTTCATGCCGGGGCCGGTCGATCCGGTGCTGGCTGGCCCGGACGGCCCCATCGAACTCTACTGAGGCCGCATCATGCCGCTAATCAATCAACTCCCCGTCGTCTCGCAGCTCTCCAGCGGCGACCAGTTCGCGGTCTACAACACCGCCAACGGCGACGCCCGCAGGGCCAGCCTGAATACGCTGCTTTCGTACTTCCAGCAGTCGTTCGCTTCGCCCACGATGGCGGTGAACCTGTACACGCCGGGGACTGGCTTCAACATCGCGCTGCCGACACCCGCCACGGCGTCGATGTGGGCGCTGCTGCAGCCTGCCGGCACGCTGGCCACCGGCACCGTGACGCTGCCCCTGAGCACCTCCACGCCAGATGGCACCGAGATTCTGATCACCAGCACCCAGCAGATCACCGGGTTCACGCTGGCGCTGAACGGCGCGGCGGCGGCCTATGGTGATCCGGCGACGATGGCAGCGGAAGACCATTTCCGTATGCGGTTCTATCAGCCCACGAACTCGTGGTATCGCATCTCCTAACGGAGTAAACAATGTCTGTACAAGCAGCATTCAATCCGGCATACGGCTCAGGCGTCATCGTTTCCCCCGGCGCGGCTTCTGCGTCCAGCACCATTGGCCTCGGGTCGAAGGCGCTGGTGATCACAAACCTGAGCTCTACCGTGCTGTCATACATCCGCGTCGGCGAGGGTTCTCAGACCGCTACGACCGCTGATTACCCCGTGCTGCCGTACACGCAGATCGTGGTGTCTAAGGCGCAGGATCAAAACACGGTAGCGTACATCGCGCCCGGTGGCGGCGGCTCTATCCACATTATGGCGGGCGAGGGATACTGATGTTTCCTCTGACGCGCTCGCGCAACAAGAATCGCTTTTTCGGGATCGCCGTTGGCGCTCCTGGGTTTGCATTTTTGGTCGCGTCGAGCGCCGGCGTTGTCTACGTCTGTAGCGCAGCAGTGTTGTCAAGCACCAACGCCGCATATGGCGTTCCCAACAACGTGCTGTCGAGCAACGGCACCAGCTACACCCCGATCTAAGGAACCATCGTGGCAGACTTTGAAGTTCTGGCGCTTGACCCAACGACCCCGAGGATTCGCGCTCCTGGGGCTTCTGACACATACACCTTTCCGCGAGCGGCAACTTTCCCGCTTGGCCTTGCAAATGGCCTGGCGTATCTCAACGCCAGCAAGGTGCTGACGACCAGCAGCTCGTTGACCTACGACGGCACAAACCTGCTCGTCGGCACTGCAAACACCGGGGCCGATGGGCTTGGCGTCGGTAACCTGCTGAATCTCACATTCCCCGAGGGCAGCGGCGCCTCCTACGCCAACCTGTTCCGGCAGACGAGCAGCGCGGCGACGGTAATCGCCAACGGCTACAAGCGCAGTGCGACGGCCAGCGGATTCGCCAGCAGCACCGGATCATCCTGGGCAAAGACAGCTATTGGCCTGGGCGTCACTACTGGGGCAATATCGTTTTATGCGGATGCATCAGCAGCCGCAACCAACGGAACGGATGTGACGCCTACCGAGCGTGTACAGGTCAAGCCTACCGGACAAGTGCGATTCGTTCCTCTTGCGTCTGCCCCAGGTGGAGCACAAGCGGGGGACGTTTACTACGATTCTGGAACCAACAAGCTGCGTTGCTACAACGGGACGGTATGGAATGATCTGTTCTAGGCAGACATGAAACCAACATGAGCCGAAAGATCCAATACCTCAAGACCTCCATCACCGTGGCGACAAGTTCGGAATTCGTCGTTTATGGCTAAAACCCCAGCCTGGCAGCGCAAAGAAGGGCAGAACCCCAAGGGCGGCCTCAACGCCAAGGGCCGCGCCTCTGCGCGTGCCGAAGGCATGAACCTGAAGCCGCCCGCGCCTAACCCCAAGACCGAGAAGGACGCGGCCCGCCGCAAGTCGTTCTGCGCGCGGATGGGCGGCATGCCCGGGCCGATGAAGGACGACAAGGGCAAGCCGACCCGCAAGGCGCTGGCCCTCAAAGCCTGGAAGTGCTGATGCCGGCAATACCAATCGTAGCCGGCATCTACTCGGACAACGGCCCGGATGTGCGGGTATCGTTCCCGGTGAACATGATGCCCGTCCCCAAGGGCAGCGGCGTGAGCCAGGAGTACCTGCGCCCGCACGACGGCGTGGTGCAACTGGCGGCCGGCGCTCCGGGTGCAGACCGTGGCGGCATCGAGTGGAACGGCGTCTGCTACCGGGTGATGGGCACCAAGCTCGTGACCGTGGCGGCAGGCGGCGCGATCACCGTGCTGGGTGATGTGGGCGGGACGGGCTACGTCACGTTCGACTACTCGTTTGACCGCCTGGCCATCGCCAGCGGTGGGAACCTGTTCTACTGGTCGTCCACCCTCGGCCTCATCCAAGTCACCGACCCCGATCTCGGCACGGTGCTCGATGTCGTGTGGGTGGATGGCTACTTCATGACCACGGACGGCGAGTTTCTGGTGGTCACCGAACTGAGCGACCCGACTCAGGTGAACCCGCTGAAGTACGGCTCCAGCGAGGTCGATCCCGATCCCGTGGTGGCGCTGCTCAAGTCCCGCAACG